CCAACCAGATGAGCAATACAGAGGACAGGGAAGCTCACAGGACTGCCCATTAATTGCCCATTATCTTGACGACCGTGCTCTAGCCCATGAACTTTCAAAAGCTTATCTGGGAGAGGATACGTCAAAGTTTGCTCATAGAGAACATGACGCAAAACATCCCGCCAAGCGGCGACCTTGTAACGGTCGTCATCTTTAATCTTCCCAAGAAGTCCTTCGAAGATAGTCTTAGTAACCCCAATGTTGAGGTTGTCTGTAGCGGCTGTGTAGTCGCCACTGTTCCAAAACCAGTCTCCGTCAGTAAGTCGAGGATCGTTCGCGATGATTTTTGTAGTTTCATGGTCTTTCAACCAGTCAAAGTGGGCCACGGCGAGAGGCTCTCCAATGAGCTTAAATGCATCCATTTTGCGGAGGTACGAGTGCATTTGTTTCTGCATGGGCATCGAGCAGGCATAGGGAAGGGGATCACCCTTACTTACCAGACGTACCTTAACAGGCTCTAAAATTGGGGCCACAACTACTGTATCATTGAAGACACAGCAAGAAGCACCGAGAAGGGCTGAGAAATCAAAGTTTTCTCGAGAAGCAACAGACTTCTTTACAGGGATACCCTTCTGATTGTAGGATATCACATCATGCAATTGGAATGCGCTATTAACTTGCTCTTGCGACACACGAAAGTTTCCAAAAATCGGTTTGCGCCTGTCATCAGTGTGAAAGTCATAGTCACCGTCGCCCACGCCATTGTCAAGGAACTCTAAAAGAGTCATGATGATGGGGTCAACAGATGTAGAACCGTCAGCATAGTTGCCGAAGACATCGCGCACCAGAAACTCAACAGCCATATGGGGCCTGATGAAGTTTGACTTGGACTCCGAGTGAGCATACATACCGGCATTGATCGCTAACATAGCTTTCGTAACCGATTGGTGCTGCCCACCCTGCATCCGACCGTCAATATTACAGGCATTATGACTGAGTTCCCAGTCCACTGTTTTAGGTATTACTACCCTAAACTTTCTCATCAACTTGCTAGTCTTACTCTGAATCTCCGATAGGAGTTGAATACCTTTGTCGGTACCCTGTAAGTCTTCTGCAGGTTGCGTAAGCGCTTTTTTGTGCTTCTTGTAAGTCTTAATAACGTCAGTCTTGTCCATTGTGTAACATCCCCTCTTAGTTTGTAACCAGGAGTAAAAGAATGTTTGCCAGCGCGGATTACGGGTCTGAATGACTCCGTGTGTGAACCAACGTCCTGCCTCTCCTTTGAAGAGACGAAATTGACCTACAGGAACACCTTGTGGGCGCTCGGGGAGAGGATTTTTGAAAAACCGCGCATGCGGTGCAACGGTGAAGTACTTGATGTACTGAACAACTTCACCGGGGGGCCAGAGCTGGCTCTCCCTAACTGTTTGCCAGAAACAGTCTAAAAAATTTGGTGTTGGGAAGGTACCAGAGCTAAAGTTCAGAACAAGCTCTAATACGGTGCGAAACCAGAAAGCCCTATGGAATAGGGACTTAAGGACTTCGGACAACGAGGGGTCTGGGAGTGAAATTTCCGCAAGAAAAGCAGAATCAGATATTAAGCTGGACATAATGATACTTTTGTATTTG